GATTATGCGCGATCAGTTGGCTAAAGATTTTTGTATGCCGGTATTTCGCGGTTGGTTGGATGCGGCGGTGAGGGGAGGGTTTTTGGCGTTGCCGTCGGATTATGAATCGAATAGACAGCGATATTGCTGTGTTCAATGGTTCGGATCGCCTATGCCGTGGGTAGATCCGCTTAAGGATGTGAATGCAATCGCCAAGAAATTGGAGATTGGTTTGACCACACAAACCGAGGAGTTGGCAGAGCGGGGGATGGACTTTGAAGATTGGTGTGCGATTAAGGCACAGGAAAAAGCCATTAAAGATCGGTATGGGTTGGTGGATGAAGAGATGACAGAACCCCAATTAGGCCCAGAAGATTTTGAGAAAGACGACAAACCCCCGGCGGAATTGCCCCCGGCTGAACCTGAACCAAAACGAATACCTAGGAAGCGCAAAAAACAGATGCGGCGATCGCCGTCATAAAAACAAAATTGCTTGGTAAATCATGACTAAATCCCGCAGCCGCGATTGTGCCAACTCTGATTTTGACAAACCCCACCAATGGCGATCGCCGTCCCATTTCAAAAGACTAACTGCCAACCATCAGCGGATTATTCAGTCAATCCATCGCCATCCCGTTACCATTGTTAATGGCCCAGCCGGTAGCTTGAAAACCTTTTTATCCCTGCAAACCAGCTTGCGATTAATCAAGCAGGGGCAGTATAAAAAAATTCTTTATATCCGCCAGAATATCCAACGCCCAAACGAAAAAGGGTTGGGGTTTCGTCCGGGGGAAGAGTCGGAAAAACTGTCGCCTTTGCTCAAACCCATCGAGGACAATTTGACGGCATTAGTGCCCCCTGGTGAGTTGGATTATTTGCTACGAGCTAAAAAAATCGAGGGTTCCGATATTGAAATGATTCGCGGGCGATCGCCATTAGAAACAATCTTGATTTTGGATGAAGCCCAAAACGCGGATCTGACGGCATTAGAAACGGTGATGACCCGCAAGCCTGAGTCCTCCAAGCTGATTCTATTGGGGGATTTTAAGGGACAGAGGGATTTATTTGGGCGGGAATTTGATGCGTTTGAAATGGTCTGTGAGGAGTTCGGACGGCGATCGCCTTTTTCGGTGATTAATCTTAATTATGACGACATCTTGCGTGATCCGTTAATCCGAGAAATCATTGAAGCCTTTGCGAAAATTCGGGAAAATTTAGCCTAATGGTTGGCAACGTATAAAAGCAAAATAGCCCTAACACTATTGGTTAAGGCTATGGGCAAAACAAAAGAACGATTATTAGGGGAGATGATCGCCATCGAACCGCAAGCGATGGATGATATGATCTATCGCTTTTCTGTGGCGTCAGAATATCCCGTCAAAGGCTACGACGAAAAAGAAATCCTAGTACATTCCCGCGAGGCGATCAACCTGGAACGATTACCGGGAATGATGTTTTGTTGGGAACATTGTCATGATCCCGTTGTTGGTTCCGAACCCTTGGGGCGGGTTTTGAATTGGGAGATCCAAGGGCGGAAAAGCGTTTGTAATATTCGCTGGGCAGATTCCGCCCTGGCCAGAAAATATAAGGATTTGGTTGATCAAGGCATTTTGACCAATGTATCGATCCGCTACGTTGAGGAATCCGCCACAGAATCGGATGGCGATTGCTACGTTACCCGTTGGAAACCCATTCATGTGTCCTTAGTGAGTGATCCTGCTGACCCATCCGTTGGTTACGGGCGGAGTCAATCGTATAAATCTAACGTGAATACTAATGAAACCGATCCCTCTAGGGGAGAGGCCAACGAAGCACAGCCCGAAAAAGATCGGGAATTGTCCACTACCCCGGAGGAAACTATGGGAACCGACACCCAAGACAACGCCACCGATCGCCAACTAGACCAACCGGCGATCGATTATGCGGCCATTAGAGAAAACGAAATCACCCGCGTCCGTTCTATCACCGCAATGGGTGAGCAGAACAAAATGCAGGTACTCGCCGAAACCCTGATTGAAGGCGGAAAAACAGTCGTTGAAGCCCGCGCAATTTTTGATCGGGAATTGACCCAACGCAATCAACAACGCCCCCTTGGTCAAAGCGCCCCCGATTACTACGCCCCCGACGTTCCCCAGCGAGAAATGCGGGAATATTCCCTATTACGGGCCTATCGCTCTCGCATCCCCGGAACCAAGGAATACACCGAAAACTGCTTAGAGAAAGAGATTTCCAACGACATCGCCACCAAAACCGGCAAGGTTGACGGGATCAATATTCCCTATCGCAATCTTGGTTTGATTGGTGTCCGTGACCGCGATGTTTTAAACACATCTACCCAGGCAAGCGGCGGTTATTTGGTGCAAGAAACTGTCCTGGGTAATCAATTTATTGAACTACTCCGCAACAAATCTAGTGTCTTAAGTGCAGGGGCCACATTCCTACCGAATCTAACGGGTAACTATTCCATGCCCGGTCAAGCCACAGGCACAACGGCTTACTGGATCTCTGAAAATGAATCCGTTGTACCCGACACCATCACGTTTCGCAACGTGCCCTTTACCCAACGCACGATCGCCGCTCGGTTAGGGATTACCCGAAACATGATCATGCAAAGTTCAGTGGAGGTGGAAAACATCGCACGTCGTGACTTAGCAACGGCGATCGCCTTGGGATTAGATCAAGCCGCATTACGGGGGACTGGCGACGGTAAGCAACCCTTGGGCGTACTGAATACTCCCGGCATTGGTGGCACTGGACTGGGTAACGATGGCGCGGCCTTGACCTGGGCTAGCTTAGTCGCCCTGTGGAAATCGATCATGGTCGGTAACGGTGATGTCGGTACGCTGGGCTGGATTATGCCCGCCGCTGTGGCCGCCAAACTAATGACCACCCCCATGCAATCCAGTGGCGTGGAAGGCAACTTTATCCTAAGTCCTGATTCCGACAAGCTGATCTTGTATCCCTACCAAATCACTGAGCAGATGCCCAGTAACTTGACCAAAGGCAACGGATCAAACTTGGCATCCATCCTGTTAGGGGTTTGGTCTGAATTTGTGATCGCCAATTGGGGCACGCTGTCCATTGACATGAACCCCTACGGGCAAAGCTGGGGCACGGGCGGCGTGGAAATGTTGGCCATGCAATCCGCTGATACCGGGGTTCGGAATCCCGCTTGTTTTGCTGCCTATACCGATGTCGTCACCACCTAAACGCCATGCCAACCTACCGAGTCCGTCAGGGATTTTCCCTAGTTCGCCAAGGCTCGGTTTCCCAATCAGGAACCATTCTTGAAATGCCGGAAACCGAAGCCGACAAATACCACCAGTTAGAAATCTACGCACCCCAGGAGACACAAGCCAATGACGTTAAGCAAAATCGTCGATCAAAGTCCTCAGTATCTGCCCCAGGGAGTCAAGACGGGAACGATTAGCAAGGTTTTGGACTTATCCACCGCCGCCGCTTTTTTTGCCATCGGAACTCGTCCGGCCAAGTCGGTGATTGTCTCCCAGGAAATCCAATTGTCAGGCACGATTACCGCGGCCACCGCTGTCAAGTTTGGATTGGGAACCGCCGCCGATCCTGACAAATACTATCTGAGTGCAGGGCTAACCACCGCATCTAATACCGCGACCCTTGAACTGGATGGCGATACCAACGTGGCCGCATCTGAGGCAATCCGTTTGTCGGCCTGTGCCACTGATGGGTCCGCGGCGGGAACCATCGGGGGCGGGGCTGGGCAAGAAGTCAAAGTTCGGATTACTTATCTGTATTTGGATGGTTTTTAGATGAGAAAAGCTACCAAACCCCAACCTAAACCGGCTATTTCTTACTTTGTCCGCGAGGGGAAAGAGTGTCAACACGCCGGGGTCACGTATCTTGCCGGTCAAGAATTTACTCCTTTTGATGACCTCCCCTTGGAATTTCAAAACCTCCATCTCCCCAATTTAGAACGGCGATCGGTGGAAGCCACGCCAGAGGAAATTGTTGAGGTGATTGTTCAGGAAATGGAAAACCCCACCGATTTAGATGAAATATCCATTTGAGGAATTAGACATTTATTTTACTGACTTTGCTGTTCCTCTGAAGTGGCAAGGTCAGACCCTCAATTGTTTATTTTCCGAGAAATCTGACCCTCTGGCCTTTCAGGCTGGGGGGCGTGATATTAATGCCGTGGTCAAAACCCGTGAGGTAACCGGCATTGCATCGGGGCAAGCGGTGGAAATTGACGGGCGTAATTTTTCGATTACTGAAATTAACCCGATACAAGATGGGCAGATCATCAAACTACAATTGGAGGAAGCGTGATTGACCAAATTATTGAAGTGTCGGATTTGTCACCGATCGCCTTATCAGAGTTGCAAAAACAATTATTGCGGCTGGGCTATTATAAGGGGTCGGTGGATGGCATTTTTGGCAAGCAGACCGGACAAGCCTTTGCTGAATGGAAGGAAGACAATTATCTAAAAGATCACACCTTGATTGGCCCGGATTCTTGGGCAAAATTAAAGGGACAATCTGGGCAAGTTACGGCAATTGATTGGCAAGATTTTAATTGCAAAATCAGCAAGTATTTTTCTGTTCGTGAAGTGACCAATGCCGATCGCCGTCGAATTCCCCAACGTGACGATATTCGGAGCAACGTCTTGTTATTGGCCAAGGAACTTGACAAGATTCGGGATGATTGGGGGTCGGCGATCGGGGTAACGTCCTGGTATCGCCCTGAACCAATCAATCGGGCTGTCGGTGGGGCAAGGAATAGCCAACACATTACAGGCCGCGCCGCTGATATTTACCCAGTCCAGGGCAATATTTTCGAGTTTCAAAAATGGTTAGACGCCCGATGGGATAAGGCATTAGGGTATGGGGCTAAAAAAGGGTTTTGCCACGTTGACCTAAGAACGGGAAAAATCAGATGGAATTATTGATCAATGAATTTTGACGAGGACACGATCGCCTTATCCTTGGTCTTTTTTATCACTGTTGCTTTTGTGATGGCGGCAATTTATCAAGGGGAAATTATTGAACTGGCCAAGGGGTCAATTCAGTTTGCTATCGGGGCGATCGCCGGTTATATGTCTCGCAAAAACAAGCCGTTAACACCGGAAACCCAGGCAAGGATGAAACAATTATTTGAAGAAAACAAACAGCTAAAACAGGCATTGCAACAACGGCGATCGCCGCATTATCCAGGGAATGAAAATATATGACCGATTTGGTGAACCGAGCCATCAGCTATGATAAAAAGATGCCCCCGGCTGCGAACCGGAGGACTTTAACACTAAGCCTAAATAGGAGGCAAAGAGTCTATGAGTAGCTTACCAAGTTTCGGATATATTGCTACGCCAGAAGAATTGTTGAGTTTGATCTCCAATGAAGCGATGTCAAACGGGAATTTATCATTTCGCGGTGTTAGTCGCATGGCTGATGTTCAGCATACATCGCTAGTTCGGGATGGTGCTTTTAGCTCTCAAAAATTAGCCGAAAAGCTTACAGCACAAGGGTTTGAGTGTGGTGCGTTAATCCAAAGTGGGTTCCCACCCGTCGCAGTGATTTTGGTTTTGGAATATTTCGCTTATCAAAAAACTGGGTTTAAAACCCCGTCCTTTAGGACGGCTTTACGTTAAAATAGCAATAAGCGGAAAATCAGATTAGTCGTGGCACACGAACTGACCGCTGTAAAAAGGCTAGTGTCACCAACCTTTTAGGTTGCCCCAGTACCTCACTGCCCTCTAACAAGAAATATGGCATAGGTGGGAGAAACAAAAATTCAATACTGTGGGACACACAGGAATTTACGCTTGGGGAGCAGTCCATAAGAGTGCTTGCTGTAAAAGGTGTAGCCGGACTAGACATGAAACTGTAAGACCAATATCAACATTGTTGGTGGAGGCAGGATTCAGCCCAAGAATCTTTCGGCTTTAGCCGAGAGAGTGTCAAGAATCCAAAGCAAAAGCCCCCGGCGCAAAGTCGTTGATGCGATTGTTTGGGGCGATCGGGCTTAAAACGGTTTTAGATAAATTGTCTCAACCGACAGAACAGCACAAAGCATTACCCCAGCGAGACACCATCGACTATGTGCAAGCGGCTGCGATCATTCCATCGTTGCAAGTAAACGGATTACTCAAGCAACTATTAGAAGATTCCTTGACCGATGACTTGGAGTTGATGCGGAACCAAAAAGCATTAACCAGTGGCAGCAAAGAAAAACGACAATTTACGATCGCCAAGGTTCGCGCCAAAGAGTTGGGTTATTCCGTTGATCGGATTGGTTCTGGTAGTCAGTTGGGGCGTTTTATTGCACAACAGCTAAAACCGGCTATGACTGAACGAGTTGGAAAGTACATGGTGAATCATTACGAAGTAACCCCGCAGTTAGATGAAATGATTCACGCCTATTTCCGCTAACATCCATTCGCCGCCAAAGTGGGACATGATCCAACAATTCACCCTATCCGAAACCATCGTCCCCAAAGCCCGCCCCCGTAGCGGCAAAAATCGCAGCCATTACCTGCCAGAGACCTATCGGGAATGGAAAAATCACGCGATCTGGGAACTACGCCAACAACACCAGGGAGAGGCGATCGCCGTTCCGGTGCAAGTAGAAATCACATTGACGGGGAAACATAGCCGAAGGGGAGACGCTGACAACATTGCCGGGGCCATCCTCGATGCAATGGTTCAGGCGGGAATACTGATTGACGACAATTTGACCCGCATTCCTTCCCT